AAACCAGAAGTTCTTGCCTTACTTACTGAACATGAACAAAAAGAAGTCACAAGTCACCATATAAGCATGACAATTTTAGAACGGTGGTTTGGTAGCAGTAGAGTAAAAGAAGCATGGCACTTAATTTTTACTGATTCAGGTATAACAATTAACGCAGATCTCAATAGCTTTTATGCTGCTTACGCAAAATTTTTAAAGTTTATGATTTCTCCAAAAGACAACGGATTAAAGTTTACTGTAAATACGAGAACGATTGACAATAAATTTGAGGATATATTAAGTTCTTTACCACAAGTACTTCACAAAGACGAAGTCTCAAAAAGTCAGACTAATGATAAAGTTGATATAACATTAGACACATCAACTCAAAAGCAGGAAGACGAAGGTAAGGATGTATCACCTGAAAAGGACGAAAAACCCAAAGTACTAAAAGGCAACCCTAAAAGAGGGCAGTTTACTGATAATTACCACGCTATAAAGACGAATAGTTATAAAGTAATTGCCTTATTTGATGAATTCAAAAGGCTTCCTTTGAAAAGATATCCTAATGTTGCTGGTGCCTCATTACGCATATTTTTGGAATTGGCGGTTGATCAATATGTAGTAAGTAAAGAATTACAAAATGAATTGGCCAAAAAGAAAAAGTCTAGTTACAATGATATTAGACTGAAAGATAAATTAAGTCTTTTAAGAGGTGAATTCATTGTAGAGCCATCAGCTAATAAAGTAATTGATCAATTATTGCACATGGAAAATGATTTTAGCTTAAATACACTCAATGAATACATACACAGTGATAAATGCCACAAAGTTGAAGCTCAATTTTTAAATAGGTTTTGGGATATGATGACGCCTTTATTTTATGAACTAATCAATTTAGAAGAAAGTTAATGACCTATTCGCCACTAAGATACCCAGGTGGAAAGTCTAAGCTATCTGCTTTTGTACTCGAAACTATGAAGATAAACGGCTTGCATGGCGAAACTTATGTTGAGCCATTTGCAGGTGGTTGTGCTATTGCTTGGTTTTTACTACTAAATGGACATGCAAAAAAAGTTTACATCAATGATCTTGATCCTGCTATACATGCTTTTTGGCATTCGGTTTTATACCGAACAGAAGAGCTTTGTTCTTTAATCTCGTCGACACCAGTGACGATAGAGGAGTGGCATAATCAAAGAGCAATTTACAAAGAAAAACCAACAGATTTTTTGAAGCTAGGGTTTTCAACTCTTTTTCTCAATAGAACAAACCGCTCTGGCATAATTAAAGCTGGAGTGATCGGTGGGCTATCGCAGACAGGTAATTACAAACTAGATTGCAGGTTCAATAAAGAAAGACTAATAAAACAAATTTTAGCTATTGCAGCGTTTAAAGAAAATGTAAGGCTTACTAACCTTGATGCAACTCAATTCATTGAAGAGCATATTCCAGACATTGAAGGTAGAGCCCTTGTCAATATCGACCCTCCGTATTATGTGAAAGGTAAAGGGTTATATCAAAACTTTTTTGAGCATGATGACCATTATCGTCTATACGAAAGTATTAAACGTTTAAATCAACCTTGGATTGTGACGTATGATGACACACCTGAAATATGTGGGATCTACAGTGAATTTACTCCTGAATCATTTGGTTTAAGTTATACAGCTCAAACCAAGCGAAAAGGCTCTGAAGTAATAATACATTCCCCAAATCTAGTGAAGTCTATTTTTAAACCTGATATCACTCATAAAGAGCTTGAAAGATACTATAAAAAAGCTCAATAAATAATTTAAACCTAATCCAAACCGCCTTTAAAGGCGGTTTTTTTTCATTCATCAACCACATAATACAACTTTAATTGTATTTGCAGTTGACACTAACAATTTTTATTGTATCTTTAAATAACAAATTTAATTGTTATTTAAAGATATGAACCCATTACGCACAGAAACTGGATACCAGCTTGACGATATGCACGTAAGTGCGAAGCCTCATTCTCGCTTACCTGCACAGCAAGCACGTACGCTGTTGCTCGTAGCAAAAGGGCTAACACAAAAGTCAATTGCTGAATCATTGGGTGTAAAACCCACAACAGTTCGTCAAGCCTGTAATGAACTCAGCTTCAAATTTAACACCCATTCAATGCGCCAAACGGTACACCAAGCAATTAAACAAGGTGTGTTGCGTTACACCATGTGCCTAGTGCTTGTGTTGTTAAGTGCTACTAACAGTGACGTTGAGCGCAGTTTTAGAACGATTCGAGTAACCCGAACTGTTCGCACCACCCGTTTACGCCGACTGCGTGAACTGCAAAACGACTTACTAGCAGCCTAAGGCCAAGGAGAGTGAATATGACCAAAGTATTTATATTCCCAGCAGCACGTAATAACGCAGCAACAGCCCCGTTATTACACAAGCTAAAACAAGCTCAAAAAGCGAGCCCTTTTGAATTGGTGATCCCAAATTTAAAAGCAGCTAATAACCCTACACCAGAGCCACCGCCACAAGCGGCCTAAAGCAAGGTTTCACAGCTCGCTGGTGCGCACTTGCCCAACCAAACCAGCCGAGTGGTTGCCGTAAGCAACTAAAACAACACAACAGGAAAAGGAAAAAGCTATGTTAAACGTATTCACATCCCTGGTGATCAACCAGCTCAAACAACGCATTAATTTCATGAACCAACGCATGCATGGTGAAGAGCTACGCATTTATGAGTCAGGTACCAAGTACTGCTTAATCATTTTATTTGATATCAACAACCAAGTAGTGCTTGGCTCAATCGCCTTAAATGCTAGCGCCCGCCGTGATTTATGCATGACTAAAGCCTTTTTAAGCCTGATTGAAAACACACGCATCCCAAAAGCAGTTTTGGCGGCATGAAACCCCTTAAGAAAGCCCTATCTGCAATGCTATTCATCACGTTATTAATCGCATTGCTGATTTTTGAACAGAACCTAGAAAGCTGGGTTTAACACCAGGATAAACACCATGAGTAATCACCCTTTATCTGTCGTAGATGCAATCGATAATTTAGTTGCGGCTTATAACCAAGAAGTTGCTGAATTTGACCAAATGGTTGAAAACGAACAGCAGCTACAAATACAAAATGACAAGCTTACTGCTTTGGTAAAAGACTATGAGCAAGGTGCTGCAGTTGTTCTTAAAAATGCAAAAAATGCCGATCAACAGCTGGCGCAAGCACAAAGAGAACGCGATCAAGCATTAGCTAAAGTAAAAGACTTAACAATTACGTTAGCTGCTTATAAAGAAATTGCCGGCACACCTAAAAAGCTACGCGACAAAATAAAAAGCTACAAAGACAAGCTAGAAAGCCAGCGCTTAGCGACTGAGCAACAAAAGCGCCTTTATCAAAGCGAACGCAAAACAACAGCCGAGCTTAAAACCGAAATAAGCGAACTTAAAAATCGTTTAGCTGCCGCTGACATAGTGCAAATCTACCGTGGTGATACCGACATTGTACAAACTTACCCGTATCACATTGGTGGCATGGTCGAAGGCCACGACGCAAGGCAAACCCCACTACTCTACCTACACCAAAGTGGCCGTGGTGGTTTAATCATCCTCAACAAAGATGATGAAGCCGAATTAGTCGAAGCCCCTAAAGGTGGCTTACGTCCTAAAAAAGACACCTTAGAGCTCTGTGGTAACTGGTTACGCCGTGTTAAAGCCAACAACTGGGACCTAACAGCTACAGACTTACTTACTTTAAGCAATGAAGATGAACAGCTTTGAGCAAGCCACGCTTGAAACCCTGGTCAGCTTTAAAGCTAAGGACCAAAAAGAGATCAGCCGCTTACTAACTAGCAAAAAGCTTCAAAAAGAAGCCTGCCAACTGGTTAAAAAGTGGAACGATAAACGTCAACAATTGGGCTTAGTCCCTTGGACATAACAGGAAACACCATGAATACAGAACTCAACGATGTCATGCTCGACCTAGAGACTATTGGCCAACATTCGAATGCGGTGATCGTATCAATAGGTGCCGTATTCTTTAACCCACTTACAGGCAACATTGGTGCAGAATTTTACCAAGTCATCGACATAGAAGATGCTATGAAATACGGCGAGGTAGATGGCTCAACACTTAAATGGTGGATGAAAAAAAGCGATGAAGCCCGTTCTGTGTTCAATGTAAACGACACTATGCCGCTAAAAGATGCCCTTCTCGAATTCAACGAATGGATGTACCAAATCGAAGGGTTTAGAAATCGAGTTGTTTGGGGTAATGGCGCCACATTCGACAACACCATTCTAACCAATGCCTACAAAGCCACCAATATGACAAAGCCATGGCACTTTAGAAATGACCGCGATGTTCGAACAATGGTTGATGTTGGCCGTAGAGTACTTGGTATTGATCCTAAAAAATCAAATGCATTTAAAGGCAACCCACACAACGCATTAGATGATGCAAAACACCAGGCTAAATACATTAGCGACATATATCACCAATTTAAACCAGGGTATTGGGATGCACAAATTTAAACGCAACTGCGTGGCCCAACAACGGGCCCGTATACGTCAATACTATCAACGTAAAAACCAGGCTGAGAAACAAAAGGAGTCATTATGGCCAAAAGCAAAATACAAATAACAGCCGGCGATGTATTTAACAATTGGACAGTGCTATCAGAAGAAGCATGTGGCCAATACTTTTTATGTCGCTGTATTTGTGGCACTGAGCGTTCAGTTAAAAAAGGTAACTTAGGCAGAGTACTTGGTTGTGGCTGTGTTCGTAAGCCTTATAAAAAAAGAAGCGCTACACCTAAAACCAAAAACAAACCAATCACGGTGAGTATCGCAAAGCAAACTTCACCTAAGAAAGACGCTCCGCGAGCAGTACCTTATAGCGAGCGTCAAAAATCAGCACGAGAAAAGTTAGAAGAACGTTTAGACCATTACCGACTTGAGCGGGAGCTCAGTGAGCTTTGGGCTGCATAATGGGTAATTTAATCACCATGCCAAAGGCCTGTATTAGCTGTCAGGCCTATAAGCACATTGGTAAGGCAGATGATAAGCACTGCCCTCACATAGATAGATACGGCCAGCAGCAAACTAAAACGCGCTATGGCCAATGCCAAGTACACAAAACCCAAGTGTTCATAACAGAGCTTTGTAACCAATATCAGCAAGAGCCATTTATAGAAGTGGTTGATGCTGATAACAGGCCTGAGGCTAAACAACCAAGGCAGGAGAAGCTATGTTTCTAGGCACATTTGAAGAAATGCAGCTGCGGTATGAATTTATAGATGCTCGTAAAAGTGATGAATGCGGCTGTCCAGAAGAAGATTGGATTATAAATCTTCTATTCGTGACTATGCATTTAGAGCCAGATAACAGTGGACATATTTTTATAGATTGCGGTGATTGGGACGATGAAAAGCTTGTCGAGTGTAATTCAATTGAGGAATTAAGAGTTAAAGCAGCTGAATGGGCAAACTCTATACCTATAGATAATGAACTTTAGGAGTAATTATGGCTAAGAAAGTAATCACTATTTTGGAAGAGGCCGATGGTGTAGTTATTGAAATTCGCACCAATGGCCATCGCGTAAGTTATGAGTGTGAAGACCTAGACGAAGCACTGGAAACACTTCCCCACTTAGACGAACTACAAGCCGGAGAATAACCATGACCGTTACATACGTAAAACTTGGCTGGGTGAAAGCCAAGATCATCGAACAACACAAAGGCTTTACCGACGATGCACTCAATAGAATGCGCCAAACTGGTAAAATCGTAGAGGGTGTGCACTGGAAAAAAGTACGCGGTGTTGTTGTGTATAACTATGAAAAATTAGACGAGTATTTTGATAATGACGGCATCGCTGCGTGAGTTTTGTAAAAAGTATGAGGGTGTCACCATCCACGGTAAAAACATACGTATTATGTTCAGTTACCGTGGTGTGCGTTGCATAGAGCCCCTTAAAGGCATTTTGATATCTAAATCAAATATCAAATTTGCATCGAATAAACGTACCGCCATACTGCATGAGATTGCAACCAACCAATTTAACTACGCTAAGCATTTTCCTGATTCAGCAAAGGTAAGATTGTTTGAGGGAAAAGGTGCAGTACCAACAGTGAACACTGCTTTAGACAAATGGCTAGAAAGAAACAAAGCCAACACCCGGGCAGATAACTACAAGCACAATTTAGCCAGGTGCAAACTATACATTCGCCCGCAATTTGGCGAGTTAAAGTTAGACAAAGTCACCTTAACCATGATCCGAGACTGGCGCGACTTAACACTCACCACGTTTTTATCGAATAAAACAATTAACGATGTGTTTATTCCCCTACGTGGCATATTCAAAGATGCAATGGCCGATAGGTTAATAGACTTTAATCCGCTCGACCATTTACCAAATTTAAAAAGAAGCCGCTCAGAAAACTGTGATCCGTTCACCTTAGACGAATTGCAGTTGATAGACTCGCAGCCAACCGCTGATCAAAGTGAGCTTAACGGGTTTTTATTTGCTTGTTGGACAGGCTTACGCGCATCAGAGTGCTACGCGCTTGCATGGGAAGACATTGATTTTGTAAAACGACAAATAAAAATCAGGCGTGGTGTTACCAAAGGCGATTATGCCTACACGAAAAATGACGGCAGCTACAGAAACATCGACCTACTAGACCAGGCATACGACATATTAATTCGTCAAAAGGCACTTTCATTTGCAATGCCGGCAATCAAGGTCGATGTGTTAAAAGATGACAACCGCAGCTATGAAAAAGCAGAGCTTAGATTTGTGTTTATTAACAGCCTAAACCAAAAGCCGCATACCGATGGCCAAAACGTTAATAAACGATTTTTACAAAAGCATTTAAAAAAGTGTGGTATTCGCTACCGCGCTATAAACCAAGCTCGCCACACATTTGCAAGCCAGCTGCTTACCAAAGGCGTAGCCGAACGTTGGATAGCTCGCCAAATGGGCCACACATCCATCACCATGTTAGAAAAACATTACGGTAAATGGATGAACGAAGAAATACCCGACATGGCCGCGAGAGTATCAAAGATATTCGCAAGCACCAGCGTACCAACACAAAGTAAGAAAGCCCTATGAAGTTGACATTAAAAGTCTCTGAGCACATACTTAGGCCTTACCAGCAAAATCTGGTATCGGGTTTGACGACCTGAAAAGTTCAACAGAGACACGAAACACGCCTCTGAGTATTTGCGTGTTTTTTTGTGTCAGCGCATTCGCGTACCTGCATTATGGTGGCGCGGGTGGGGAGATCTTCGGGTCTGCCGGTATCTGTTGAAGCCGGTTCGTCAACCCTGCTCGCGTCACCACCATCTGTTTGACGACTTTGGTGGTGATGTTAAATCACTATTCAACAGGAGTCAGCAATGACTAATCTATTTATCTTATCAAATAAAATTCGTCTACAAGACGGGTTATATTCTCTAAATGATCTTCATCGTGCTGCCGGTTCAGAAAAAAAGCATCAACCTAATTACTTCCTCAGTATTGAGCAAACTCAAAATTTAATAACTGAAATAGAGCAAAGCAATACGATGTATATTGGTGAAGTATCTCAATCCCGAGATTACGGGTTTAAGAATTTGGATAGCAATAAGGAGTGTTCCAAACCGCTTAGGACCAAGCGAGGTGGTAGAAACTCAGGAACTTGGGTATGCAAAGAACTGGTTTACGCATACGCCATGTGGATAAGCCCACAATTTCACTTACAAGTGATCCGCGCATTTGACGCCCAGCAACAAATGGCCATCGCCAAAGCACCCGCCCCTCTCGACTACCAACGAATTTTACTCACCATAGAAAACGGCCAAACAACCCGAACCCAAGCGCTTGCACTTGATGATATGGTGACATCATTCGATAAACTACCCAACGTCATCCGCGAGAGTATGGCAATACAGCCCTATCAGCTACTCGAAATAGCCAAAGCCGCCAACGAAAAACTTAGCCCGCTAATCCATAAATACTAAGGCATAAAAAACCCGCTAATTAAGCGGGTTTTATTTAAGTTTCGCTACCAACTAGATTTAGAATCATGCCTTTCACTTGTTACATAACTCTCTATGTTACTAACAATTTCTTTTACTTTTTGCTCGGCTGCTGCACTTCTCTCATCGGTTACATAAGAAGCAGTGTAACTTTTACTAGTGTCTGTATTTGTATGCTCAACAATTTTTGTTATAGCACGAAATCTACCATCTTTGGTATCAATTCGAACATTATATTTAAAGCTATATCGAATGATGCCCATAAAATCGGTGCCATTATCAGCAATACCATTACCAATAATAGTGCCTGCTTTTGGATCTTCGTAATCAACAACAGACTCACCAGAAACAAAATACTGTGAAAACCATTGACGAGTTTTATTGTATATTTCTTCTTGGCTTTGACCTGGAATGTTCACAACTTCAGTTACTTCTACAGGCTTGTATACTGTAGATGTAGTTTGACAACCAGCTATAACTGATAATACGCTGACGAATAATGCAGTTTTTAGAATTGATTTTTTCATGATATCCCTTTGTTGTTTTAAAACTTCCGAAAAAGATTATGCAGTAAGTTGAACCACATTAAAATGATAAACATCAACAAACTTTAGTATTACTAAATTTTAATACAAACATTTAACTCAATGGGTGTTATGAGGTGGGAAATTATGAAATTGATCCAATACGGATCCACTAGAAAGAGAAAACCCTCGTAACTCATTGAATTACAAGGGTTTTTAATGGTGGAGCTGGGGGGATTTGAACCCCTGATAGAATATATTCAGACTACACAGGGGTATTATTTACTATGCCGTTGAGGTCTGGTGTAGTCTCTTTTATTTATCAAACTGATCCAAAATAGATCCAAAACTGCGCTTTGGACTAAAGCTTCTTAGCTATTTTTATAGCGAACTGTTCAGCTTGAGGTCTTATATCTTTTGGTGTATCTAGAACAGCGGGAGCATCTTTTTGATGTTCTAAAATAGCTTCATAAATCTCATCTTTTGTGGGTGTAAATGGTAAGTTTTTTACATTGGATACCGCTAACTTGAAATTACTTTCATCACTCGGGTGACCAGTAAACCAGGTTGGTTTTCGAGCCCAACATCTCAGCGCTTCAAATAGTTGATCGTGCATATCTCTCTCCTTAAGTTTTATGTACGAAAATCATACTAATTTAAAAACTAATTTATATAAAGTGTAAGACGGATCAATTTATAAACTTTTATCCGGTATACTTAAAATCCTTAACATTTCATTCTTTACACTTCGTAATTCATGAGCTGGAAGTGAGTTGGGTGCTTTATGAAATATACTATACCCCTTAGCATATCTTTCCCGATAATTATCATATGCATCTGATGTATAGCTATTCATAAATTGAACATTGGCATGCTTCCCCAACGTATTAAATAACTCTAAAATTTCTTCTTGGTCCTGTTGATCTTTTTCTTGCTGATGATAAAAATAATCTCTCACCTCCTCATAATCATCTGCATTTTCATCTAACAAACCATGATAACTAGGACTAAACGCATAGTCTGTTGACACAGCAACCATCAACAAGGCGAGTTTTGTCTTAACATTTTTTTGTTCTGCCAACCTGCTGGATAAATTATTAATATTATTGAAAGCCGTTCTGTTGCGAATATTGTCTTCATTAATTTTAGCTGGAGCTATAATCAAGTCCGGTTCAAGTTCATCAAAATAATCCATCGCAAGCGTGCGGTTAATATCTAAGAATACGAAATCGTAATTTTCTATGATAGGTTTTACTGATTTTGGAGACGAAGGGTAAGGAGGATTCAAATGAATTGCGAACCTCATATTACTTGGTTCTTCAACTTGGGTCGTTCTTGGGAATGGATAGTTATGCTGAATTGACATCTCGCTATATAAAGCACTTCCATTTCGGTCCGATATTACTAAAACCTCATACCCATCTGCCATCAGGGCAATACTTATATCAATAGTAAGCAGAGTATGCCCTGCACCTCCTTGGCCGCCATAAAAACTAACTAATTTACCAAGTTTGCCCTGTTTATTTGGTGTCAAACAGAATAGTTCTAAAGTCGCTGGGGGTATTCTCAAACTGCTACTTGCTGATAACGGAGCTTCGTATCTTTGCCATAACCTTAGGTTCTTATAAACACTATCGGCTGCTTGTTGATTTGATAACCCTAATTTTTTACGCAAACCTCTTAAGTTTTCTGGTGTTATTTGGTTCATTTGCTACGTCCTTTTAATCTGAGAACAGCCAAATACGAATCTTAGGACGTAATTTGTACCATAGGACGTAAATCTTTTCACTTTTTACCTTACAAAATCACTTGTATCTTTACCTCAACGAAAACAGCAGGGAATACCAAATGCAAAACAACAAAGCGCTACAACTAAAAAACGAACTAGATAAAAATATTTACCAGGCAGAAGCAGCAATCAATACACTGTGTATTGAAGACCACTTTGAGGCAATGGATAAAGATACCCTCGCAGGCATGCTATGGGTGCTAGCTGAGAATATAGAAAAGATAAAACGAAGCGTGAGGACAATTTCAGTATCTAAAAGCCCGCTATATTAGCGGGTTACTAAATAGCAATTACAAAGAATCTATTACTGAGTCAAAAACTCATCAGCATCTTTCTTAATCGTATATACATAAGCATTTATTAGCTCATAAATTAGTTCGTAAGCATGAGTGACATACTCTGTAGTCATATTGATAGGCTTGCCATCTAATAGACCACCATTATGAGTAAATAAATTTCTTATTTTTAACAACTTTTCATTATATTCTTTTTCTAAGACAGGCATTTTAAGGCCAAATAGTATACGAGAGATATTAGCTATTTGAATTGGATCATGTAAAGTAGCTTTTCTGAGTCGATTACTTAAATCCTCTTCAGATACTTGAGCTTTTAATCTTAGATGGTTTCTATCTTTATTCTCTAACCTATCTACATTCTTTAAAGCATTTGCTATATAAGTTTGCTTTGAACAACATAAATTAAAAAACTCATGCACAAAGCTTTCATATGCTGAAATAACACCTACTAACAAAACCCCATTCAAAAAATAGCTATTCTTTTGTTTATAGGCATTAGTGATACCCTGATTTAACGATTCCATATTTTGATTGAATACTTCCAGCTTATCTGAAAGCTCATTTAAAATATCCAACCACTCAAACCCTTCATCAAAAGTCTCATTAAGACGATTGTCTATGCTCTCTAACTCTAACATCGAGTTCTCTAGCTCTAATGACAAGCTATCATCTTCATCGGGATTATTTATCATAAACTATCTACTTTTAAAGGATTTAAGTTAATTACTATACTTAACCGCTTTAACCTTAACACTTATACTTTGGATTGTTTTGTTATTAGTTACCATCATTAAATGGCGAATCTTAATAACTTCGAGAGCGTGGCCTTTTAAAACTTCGCCAGAATTTGCATAACTTTCATCATTTCCACCTGACCACGCAAAAGGATCTATTTCATCACCCAACTGCATCACCATAAATGGTGTTGTTGAACAGAAACTTGCGATTGGATCATTACTAAACGAGTCCAAATAAATTTCAATACGGTATTCTGTTGGATATTTCACATTTATCTCCTTTGATTGTTTCTCTATTAATCTTATTGAAACATTAAAAATAGCTACTACAAATAAACTCAACTCTTAGTGATTCACTTTGCTATTCATTAGCAAACATTTAAGCACTATGTGTAAATTCTGAACAGGGCTTATGAAGTCTGATACTCCTTGTTACAACCCCTTCTAAACAGAAATCATCCTCTGGTGAAACATAAACAGGTTTAAACTCATCAGAGGCTGATAACAGCAACCGGTTATCTTTATCTATGATCTTACATACAAAGCAACCATTGTAACTCGCAACAACAATATCTCCATTACTCGCATCAACAGCTCTATCAACTAATAGTAAGTCACCATCAAAAATACCTACCCCCTGCATAGACTGCCCTGAGGCCATGCCTATAAAAGTAGCATCTGGATGCTTAATCAAGAGCTGATCAAGTGATAGGCCAAGTTCTTTGTATTGAGCTGCTGGAGATTCAAAACCTGTAATACCGGCTTCGATATAAATTGGGATAACAAACATAAGTAACAAAACCAGTTAACTGTACATATATACAGTATAGTGTAATACTTTCAAATCTCACAGCCCTAAGCTATACAAATTAAAAAACTTATGAAATTATCTTCTTACTTAAAAATGGAGGTTTGGAGCTAAATTAAGATGTCTACTGATAAAAACCCAAATGATGATGCAATAAATGATATGCCAAAAAGACTGAAGTACCTCCACAAAATAATGTGGCCAGTTGCTCATGTTGAAAGAGTTTTTTGGATAGCATTTTTTCTTATCTTAATTTCATATTTTATTGATTCTTATATCAAAAGCTCATCTTATTTACCAATAGCTGGTTCTATAATATCTGTTCTTGGCCTTATTCTTACTATAAAACATAGTTTTTTGAAAAACCTTGAAACTACTAAGCAACTTGCTAGCTCCAAATATATTTCGCCTTCAGCAAGGAAAACACTAGATGAACAACTACAAGATCGCGATTTCAGATATGCCCTCTATAAATGCGCTATAGATGAAGGCTCTGGTGTTTTGTTTGTTATTATCGGCACATTAGTTAATACACTTGGACCTAAAGTTCCGCTTATCATTTTATGTAATAGCTGAAATAGATATTTAAAAGTAAATATTTGGAATTGTAATGCTTGTAGTTGTTGGCGCTGGGCTATCATCATCTAGGTAAACTCGTTCGTCATCAAGCTCTGCGGTTACTGAAACCTGATCTGTTGATGATGGCTTAATATCTTTTATAAGCACACCATTGCACCACCGTGTGGTGATGCCAAACATATAAAGGGGTGGTTCAATTGAACCATCAAATACCGGTGTAAAGTCTAAATTAGCATCGATGACGACTTCATTGGAGTCATTGCCAGGCGTAGCATTGTATGGGCCTGATAGAGTGCCGTCTGGTTTTCTTAAAGCAACAACATGTGTTTGCCCTGATTGCCATTGCAGTTCAGGGTTATCAAGGTAGATTGAGCGACCAACATGCCCTACAACAGTACCAGTTTGTTCATATCCAGGAATATCATCAGCGACTGCGCTATAGTCTAGGTACTTTGAATTCAACGCATCCATTTCAGTTTTGAAATCAAACCGAGTTCGACGATAACGACGAATGCGGCGTTTTCGCATACCAAACTGATATGCTTTGTCGCGGTTTGTTATTCCAAAGGCTCTGATTTTTTCAGGGTTAGCACCTTCATCACCAGGTAACAAGCAAAGAATCGTTTCTGACTTCCATGTAACTGGGTCGAAGTACTCGACTTCGATACCATCTGGTTCATCATCATCCATTAACTTAATAGAGCGCTTTAGCATGCCAACATAGTTATCTGGTTGATACATGTGACGGTAGATAGTTCGCTTTTGATCACGTACTGGTGTTATTTTTCCATAATCAATCGTAGGCTCAGCAAAACCGACAGCAAGAACACGTTTAAGAACTTCAAAAACAGTACTCTCACTATCAAACACAGCATTAAATTCATCTGCTCGATTATGCCAAATAGGATGTAATGCATTTAGTGCTTCTAACCCTATTTTGTCATCGCTATGCCCTGCACTTTTTAATACATGTGCAAAAAATGGAGCTATATCAGTTGTTGGCCTTGGTGCACTCCAAGCGCCATTTTCATACACTGGCAAAATACGGGTACCAATAACATTAAATTTATTTTCAGCTGTGCCGGCTAAAGCATTTGTGCCACGGATCTTAATTGCTATTGTGGTTAAACCATCATAACTAGTCGCGCTGTTTAATTCGGCCTTAAGGGCAGTCCAAAATATATCGTCATAAATACGCGTATCGTCAGTTGCTGCAGTGGCCCTTTTTACTCTTACCTCAGGCCTTATTTTAGATGGTAATGTAACTGGTACCGTTCGCCCTAGTTCATCATTTGTAGAATTTGTAAATACTTCGTCATCAACTGCAGTCCAGTCTTGAGCACCTTCAGCACGGTACTCTATTTGAACGGTTACTGTGCGACTTAAAAAATTACCATCATCATCAAGCTCACCTAAACCTTGTGGTAAACGAAAATCGAACCAAAGTTTGTCAGTCACTTCTCCTGCTGGGCATGCGAAAAACGGCCCATTAAATTGACCGTCGCCGCCACCATCTTCAACAATAACCGTTGCATTAGATGTGCTTTCAGTTACAAAACTTGTCCATGTTGGGTCATCTTGGGACTGCCCATCAACCTTATTCACCTGGCTACCATCTGAGTCTTTGTTTAGCAGCTCATAATAACCATCATTTTGGCCATTTAAAGAGCCAGTTATTGAAAGAACTTCGCCAACATCAAATGGTGGCACTGATTTGAACCGAAGAGGCCTACCAAGCTCAGCATCCCACTCAACATAATGAACTATTAGCTCATCACCAGCGAAAGAGTACTCATAAGAGCCATTATCTCCCCCAGTTGAAGTAACACGCCCTTTTAATTCAATACCGGTACTTCCTGATGTTGAACCCACCTCACTTGAGGTATAGACATTTCTGTGAGCTTCATGACCTGTTACGTTTTCACTAGGCTCAAACACCTGTATATCAATATCGCCGGCATAACTTGTTGTTGGAGTATTACCTATGAACATTTCACTCGATAATATTTCATATCGCCCTACACCTACACTTAACATCAGATAAAGCCATTGCTCATTATCAATATATTCTCGTCGTGGCATTGTTAAATAATCAGGGTAAATTTTATGGCGCCCTGCTCCTTCAGGGATAATGCCCATAAGCCTGGGCTTATTTCCTTGGGTATTTACATCATAAATACTGCTGCCATCGGGAGTCGTCGAGTTATAGTTATCGGGGATTTGGTTTGCAGTGTATACGGCATAACCCACAGCGATTACAGCAATAACCGCATAAGCGATAGTGGCAGGCTCTTTTGGCTCAACAATAATACTTACATCATCCGATGCCTTGAATTGATAAGTTTTCCAATTTGCAGGCAGTAATATCTGCTTATTGATAAGCGCAGTAAAAAGTGGTTCTTCACTTTCATAATATGCAGGGACATTTTCAGTCAGCCATTCATGAAGTGTCGAACCAACCTTGCATTTGCAAGGCTCCATTAAAGACGGGTCTAATTTGTTTGGGTAAACTTTAATATCAACCCACATATTCATAAAATTTAACCTCTTTAAATAACCGCTTGAAGTCAGCGATGCTGTCAATTGATGGCCCTTTACGGCGGGATGTATGAAGTATTTCAAGCTTACCGTCGATTAGTTCAACTGTGCCGATGTGAATTAAGCTACCAAACTTAAAACCGCACGCCACAACACCGGGTGATGGTTCGCAAGCTCTAAAGTTGGAAACAATTTGTTGGTAGGCTTCAGTAAGCAAATTTTTATCGTCTGGGTGAATATGGCCAAACGATTCGAACAATGGTTGACCATAATAATGATGGAGGCGATGCCGAGTTTGACCCCAGCAGTAAAAACCAGACATATCTCGCCCCTCATTCACATAAGGAACACTTAAATAATCATTAATTGTGTATAACATTATTAACTGAAGTATTTGAGCCCAGGGGCAATGGAAGGTGTATAGCGCTTGTTAGGCCAAGCTTTATTTACAAGATCATTAAATGATGCAACTACATTGATGCTCTGTGAAGTAGCTTGAACGTCAGCAGCTTTCATTGTAACTGCCGGCTCTGCAGGTTCGCTTAAGTCACTCGATACATAGACCCGGTAAATTACATCGATTTTTACACCCGCATCAATTGCCTGATCAATCAGTGCAAGTGCTTCACCAGATACA